GGGTAAAGGGGACGTTTTCGGTGTCTTGCTCAGCCGCGATCGTCCAAGCCTCGACCGCATCGGTTTTGCGCTGTGCCTCAAGCTGCGGCGCGTAGATGCGCGCGAGCCGGTGCGACATGCCGGCCACGATCGCGTCGAACCAGCGATAGGGCACGTCCGGGGTTTCCCCGCCCGCGAGGTTCGCGTCCTGCATCTGCGTGTAGGAGAAATAATCGAACGTGTACGGGCCGCCCCCGTCGGGAACGGGCCAGAACGTGATCGTCGACGCAATCAGCCGGTCGAACCAGTAGACGTTGGGCGGCCCCGGCGTTTGTTGATTGGCGAAACTGAGATATTGCGTGCGCGAGATCGGCGTGATGTAGCGGCGGCTTTCGTTCGATAGGCCGTAGTTGAGCACGATCGACCCGTCGAGGATCATGATCGTCTTGGCATTCACCGCGTAGGTCGCGGTGCCTTGGACGAGCGGCGCCTGCGTGCGCACCTGTTCCCAGAGATTGACGCCGCGGTTTGCCCACTCCCCGAACATGAAGTTGACTTCGCGTCGCGCGCTTTGCATGTGCTCCTGGCGGATCGAGGGCGCGCGAATCTGTATCCGCTCGAACGCGGCAAGGACCAGCTCGCCGTTCGACGGCGAGAATGCAAACGTCCCGGATGATGCCACTTATGCCGTTCCCTTAGTCACGCTTGCCCATGTGTGACTCACGCCTGACGGTGGGAAAAATAAATCCTGCGCGGTTGGGCCGCTGACGGTGAACCGGGCGGCGGACGCCCCGGACGCTATGAAGGATGCAAGCGTCATCCCGCACGCTCTCGCGGTAGTCCAACTTGTGTTGTAGGCAACGCTGCCGGCAGAGTTTACAATGTCATAGGCAGATGCGCCCTGCGCTCCACCGCAACCCTCCAGCGTGGTAAATCCCGTGGCCTCGGTATAGCCGGCCGTGATGCTGTTGGCCGGATTTATCGCACCAAAAACAATTTCACTAGGACTGCTCAGAGCGCCTGTTGTCAGAGGCGATGAGGTTGCCGATGCTGACGTTGTACTATTTGTTTTATCTAATCCGGCATTCGCGCCGCTTACCATAAAAGCATCGAAAGCGACGTTGCCGGACGGAGTCGCGACCGCTATCCATCCGCCGGACGGTAGATCATTGGGCGTGTTGGAACTATAGAAAATCGCAGAGGAAAGGATCGCAGCAGTTTGCGTGCTTTGCGCCGCCTGCGAATAGGTATTCCCGGCACTGTCCGTAACGCCACTGATGGAAACATTCGATGATTGGTGGGCAATGATGACAACAATCAGGGACCCGACGGGCGCATCGACCGTAGTCGCCACGTGAACGCCACTGGTGGCCGCAGTAGTCGTGGCTATCTTTGTTGGAGTGCCAATTGGCATAGGAAATTCCGAGCGGCTTAATTATTTTGTCTGCGATTTTGTATCGCAGGGAGTCGTAATTGCGGCGGCCCACTAGGCTTTCGCCCCAACACTGACCAGAAACTCCGCGTGGGCTTTCTTGAGGCCGGCGAGCGCGGCGGCCTTTTCCTGAACTTGCGCCGCGATACCGCTCAACCGCGCGTTGGCGCTCGCTATGTCCGCCTGAACTTTGGCTAGGTCGTTCCTGGCGCCATGGACAGCGGCAACGTCCGCGCTGGCCTGATCCTTGGCGTCTTTCTTGATCGCAGCCGCCTTCGCTTGCGCGGCGGCGACTATGCCTTCCGCCTTCGTTGAGGCGTTGGAAACAAGCGTATCCGCCGCGGCTTTGCAGATAGAGGTGTACTGATCCGCCTTCGCTCGCTGATCGGCAACGTATGCGGCGGAGGATTTTGCATCCGCCGCTATTTTTGCATCCGTTTCCTTGATCCTTGCCTCGGCGGCAGCCAGCGCCGCCTTGGCGTCGTTCCCCATCTGTAGGTCCGCAAGGGATTTTTCGGCCCCCGCCTTGGCGTCGCTCAGCGCCTTCATGCGGGCAAGGAAGTTCTCGCCGCCCTGAAAAATGAGCTGGAGGTCCGGGTCGACCGTTGGGCCGGAAGTGCTGGGCGCGGAAACGGTCATCGCACGTTCGACGCCTGAATGATGCGCGCCGTCACGATCGAGGTCGCTACTGCCGTAAACACAGCCAACCGGATGGCGCGCACCGGAAAGGCGTAATTCATGTCCTGCGCGGCCGTTGTGGCAAAGGCCGAAGCCACGCCGGTCGTGATATTGGACGTGCCGATGGAGGAATTGACAAAATAATTCGTCGGCGTTGCAGTCGGCGAATTGAGATCGTCGAACGTATGCAAAATCTGCCAAGCGGTGCTCGCCAGCGTCCCGGTCGAGATCACGCCGATGCCGACGTTGAACGGATCTTGCATGTAGTCCATGGTAACCCATGGGCTTGATCCGGTTCCATTCACCGTGAGCAGGACAGGCTGCATCGCCTAGCCCTCGTCGTGTTGTTTGATGCCGGGATATTTCTTGTGGACCAGACTTCGCCCTTTGCCGTGAGTTTCGCCACGGCTCAGTCGCTCGGCGTGCCGCCGTAGCTGTCGCGCGAGTGCGGCGTGTTGCCGCCGGAATGGCCGCCGTGATGCGCCGTAGAGAGCGGCGACGTGTTGGCGCCGACGCCGCCGCCGCGCTTGCGGCCGGGGCGGTCGAGCCGGGGGCGCACCGCGCCGCCGGTCATCAGGCCGACGTCTTTGGTGGCTGGGACCTTGCCGCCGGCCGCGCGATGCTTGCCGTGCTTCTTGACCTTGCCGCCGTGTTTCTTCTCGTCGCCCTTGGCATAGGACTCCTTGCCTTCGGCTTCCTTGAACACGTCGGGATTGCCGGAGACGACCTCGTGCTCGCGGCCGCCATGGGACACGCCAGCGCCGCCGCCGTGCTTCTTGTGGTGGCCCTTGTGGTGGCCTTTCATGGTGCGGTCTCCTTTGTCTCTTGCGGCCTACGCTCAGGCTTGCGTCGTTCCGAACATCGGCGTCAGGAAGTTGGGCGTGGCCGCCAGAACGTTGTAGTTGCCGAGGTTTTGGATGACGACCAGCCGAAGCACGTTGTTCGTGGTGGCCGGCGTGCTGATGACCGTGCCGCCGCCGTAGCCGGAAATCTGGACCGTGCCGCGCACGTCGCCCGTTGAGGCCGTCGCCGTCGCAAGCGCGGCAGTCGAGAATCCCACGTTGTTGATGATCCAGGTGTTCCCGGCACAAACCTCGACCTGTTGCGCTTCGTCGACGCGGAGCGGAAACCCGAACACGTCGCCGAACCCGAGCGCCAAGGCACCCGCCGTCGACACGTTGGTCTGCGGCACGACCGAGGTGATATATTTGAAGGCCTTCTTGCCCCAGCCGGCGGTAACGCCGGTCGAGGCGTTGATGAAGACCAGCTCCGACATCGCCTGGCCCCAGACATCGAAGCCGTTGACGACCGCCGTTGCCGTGAGAACGGCGCCCGACGCCATCCATAGCGAGACGTTGCGGGCCAGCGTCTCCTTGGGATTCATCACGCGGGCGAGGCCGGACTGAGTGCCGCCGCCAGGGGCGTGCGCAGTCGCAGCCGGGGCGCCGGGACCAAACTGCGTCTCCGGCGGCAGCAACGCTGAACCCCACAGATTAGCCTGCCCGATCGGGCACCCCATGGCGGTCGCAGGCGCCGGCGAAACGTAAATCGTGCTCTGGGCAGCAAGGCCGACCGACATGACCTGCGTGATCAGGCTCTTGGTTGCCGCCGTGTTGCCGACGTTGCCGACGACGAGCCACTGGCCCACGGTGAACAATTGGTTGTTGTCCACGGTGATGGTGGTCGAATTGGCAATCGTCGTTCCCGAGGTGAACCCGAAATCCAGCGCGATGACCGTGGTGGCGACCGTCGTGCCCTGCGGGATGAGCGGCACTCCCACCGCGATCGAGGCCGCGCCGGACGAGAAGTTCGTCACCCCGACGGTTGCAAGCATCATCGCGAGGCCGGAGGTGATGATCTGCCCGGCCGCGAGCAACGCCGTGTTGGCCGCCTGCGGGATCGCGTCGACCGAGCAAATATCGGTATTCGACAGGAACGCCGGAACCCGGCCCGGCGCCGTGCCGTCTTTCAAGAACGGCGCCGCGCGCGGATCGAGCCAGCCGGTGTTCTGATAGAACATCGACGGCCCGTCGAGAACTTCCACCGTGGCCGCGGTGCCGCCCTGGATTTCGAGCGACCCCATGCCCATGATCGGGCCGCGAAGGTTGGTCTCAGCCATTTGTCAATCCCGCGTATCCGTTAGGGAAGTGCCTCAGGCTGTAGGGAATTCGCCCCATGCGGCACGAGGATCGTTGTCACCGAAGCTGTAGCGCTCGTAAGCCTTAACTAGGAGGTTATCAGTCACGTTGTCGACCCACATGTCGGACTCGTAGGGAATGCGCAGCATGTGGATCAGGCCCTCGATATTGGTGGTGAGGAACCACGCGAAGTTCGAGGTGAGGAAGTCGAGCACGATGAAGCCTTCCGGCAATCCGCCCGAGAGCGTGAGAATCGCGTTGACATCGTTGTCCGCGGTGCCCGGGCGCAACTCGGTCTTGGTGAGCCGGATCGCGATGGCCTCGAGGTTGGGCGGAACCACCAGGCGCCGGGCGCGCGCGAGGATGCGCAGTCCGCGCTCGTTGACGAACTGGGTGCGCACGTTCGTCATGTTGGCGAGCAGCGTCGATTCGTTGAGCGACTTCGCCGTGGTCGAAGTGTTGGCCCAGGTGCCGCCGTCGTAAGGATGCGCGGTCGAGAACAGCGCGACGCCGTCGCCGACCTGCGCGGCGTTGTAGGTGGTGCCCAGGTTGAGAATGTTCGCCGCCTGGATCTCCTTGAACTGGGCGAAGCCTTCCTGCAGCTTGAGATTGGTCGGGTTGAACTGGGCCTTGTACAAATTATCGTCGATCGCCTTGCGGGTGATCGCGTAGCCCAGCGCCACCTCGATATGCACGAACGCCCAGGTGAAGCGCTCGCCGGCGTTGTTGTCGAATTGCGTCGCGGCGCCCTCGTCTTTCAGATACGGCGTGGCGACGAACGCCATCTGGGTCGAGCGTTCGACCGCCATGGCGGACTTGTGGGTCTTGAAGACCTTGTCCCACTGACGCGGGATCATGTCGTAGGAGCCGCGGACATCAAACAGTCCGGGCAGCAGCTCGGAACGAATCTGTGGAAGCGCGACGGGCATGGGACTAGCCTCCTAAAACTTGCCAGTTGGTGGCAGAGGTTTTGCGGAAGAGTCTGCCGGCGTGTGGCAAAACCTGAACGCAGGTTCCGACGTTTTCTCCCGTGCTCACCGCAAGCGATGCGATCGATTCGTCCTTGTTTGGAAAGACGAAGGCGGCCGAGCCGTGATCGCTCGGAGCGCAGTAGACCTCGACGACATCGCCGATTTCCGACTTGTCGGGCAGACGCACGGCGCACGGCGTGTCGAGGATGAGCGCGGCGGTGAAGGCACCGTCGCGCGGAATCGCCACGCAATCGTTGCCGATCGCGGCGGTGATGCTCTTGTCCGGCCTGCCGCCCACCACGAGCACGATGTGCGCGGCCTTCTGTTTGGAGGCCTGCTCGTCCGCCGCGGCCTTGTCTTTGGCCGCTGCTTCATCTGCGGCTTTCTTGGCCGCGGCGATCGCCGCATCCTGGTCGGCTTTGAGCGCCGCGGCCTGCGCGGCGGCGATTTGTTCGGCCTCGCTGAGAACGACGACGGGTTCGGCCGGAGGAACGGCTGGGTCCGTGGGCGGCACAGTCGGCCCAGGCACAGGAATGATGGGCGGAAGCATGGGCCCGGCCTGAGACGCGGGTGCGGTGGCCGGCAGCGGATTGACCGGAGCGGGCGCAACCGTAACCGCAGGCGCAACGACCGTCGGAGCGGTGGAAGCGGCGGTTGTGGGGAGAATATCGGCCATGTCGCCCTCCCTCACAGCACGCCGGTGGTCTGGCGATAACGCTGGTTCGCGAAGGTCACGACGACCCAGCCGAAGTTCGTGGTGCTGTCGGCCCCGTTGCCGATTCCCCGGTTGCTCCAGAGATCCACGACCTGCATCGCGCCGACGCCGGTGGTGAGCGTCGACTGGTTCATGGTGAAGATCGAAAGCATGCCGCCGGTGAGCGAGCCGGTGAAACTCGCGGCGGTGTAACCGGCGTTGGCGCCGATGTTGCCGGCGGTGAAAGATGCGGAATAGGCGGCGGCGACGAACAGCGCGTTGGGCGCGTTCATCACGTAGGCGGTGGCGTCGGTCTTGGTGGAGCCGGGGAACGCCGGGGACCAGACGGGGGCGCCGCCACCCGCAGGCACGTAGGTGCAGCCGTAAAAGATGCCCTCGATCGCGGTCAGGTTGCCGGACCCGAGGATGTCGGGAATGATGTACCCGGTGGTCGCGGTCTTGACGACCGGATCGCCGAAGAAGATCGCCGTCGCGTAGCTCGACTGGATGTTGCGCGTGGCGAGCTGGTAATCGGGCGCACCGCCGCTGAGATAGCCGATGTGCCTGAACCCGAACTGAGTCTGCGTATTGGCCATGCCGGATAGCTCCGGGCTGTGGCTCGTCCGGGCAGGCGCTGCGCGGAGATGACCTTGGAAAAGCCCTGCGGCGCGCTGGGCTTGAAGCGGCCTTTAAGCCGCGCAGGCGCTGCGCGGGGAGGCCCTTGCTCAACCTCCCGCGGCGCGCGAGAGGGAACGGCAGTTCAGGCGATTAGCACGGGATTGGGCAATTGTAGACTTTCCGCGGATAGTGTTTCAAAGTGAAACACGTGATGGGGCCGAACGGAGAGGAAATCGACGCGCCATGGCGATGCACGACATCGAAAGAGTAAATCCGAACCCCCGGCTTGTGTGGTTCATGAACTACGCGATCGACGAGGTGACGACGCGTCTCGACAAGAAGGGCGAATATAGCGAGTGGCTTGGGTGGGCCTCGTCCTGGAAAGCGGGGAAACGTTCGCCGCAGGCATGTGTAGATATTTCTCATTTTTGTTTTGATCACCCCGACCACAAAGGCTGGGGCCTTGATGGGAAGGCAACAAATCCGATTTGGCATACGTTAGGTCAGTTGGCGTGGGGCGCGAAAGAGGCGTGCTACGACACGCCGAAAAGCGGATGGCTCGTTGTTCGATACATCGCCGACGCAATGGTCGCCTTTGGAGTAGCCTTCCCGGACGAAGGGCTCCCTATGCTTGAGCCGCCGCTGCCGCCGCTGAGCGCCGACGACGTCTACCGGCGTGCGATGGCTTCGATGTTTGAGCCTAGAGAAACGCCGACACCTGCGCCGGCACAATCGCGGGAATGAACCGCGGCCGCCCGTTTGCCCGCGTCGCCAAGCCCTTGCGCTTGGCGAGCAGGCCGGGATAGCTCCGGTTCACCCCGAATTCCTCGCCGATCGCATCCGACTTCTCGCCGGAGGAATAGGCGTCGAGGATCGATTGCCGCTCCCAGTCGAGGAGCTTGTAGGGGCCGTTGGGTTTCATTCTGCCGCCTGCAACGCTTCCACCGGCGCTTCGGCTTCGGCTTCGCTCGGCCGCGCCACCACCTCCATGGCGTCGGCGACCGCCGACCCGCCCATGTTCTGCGGCAGCGGCTGCAGCTGCGCGAGCTTCTCGCCCTCGATCTGCTGCCGCTCCACCATGTCGAGATAGCGCCCGGCATAGTCGAACGGGCCGACGTGGGAAATCCGGTGCCCGATCGCGGCCCAGACCTTGCCGCCACATTGCGCCCAGCGGATGCAGAACGACAGGTCCTCACTGATGATGCCGCGGTCGGGAACGTCGAGCTTCTCGAACGCGCGGATCATGCGGCTGGCGCCGCCGCCGCGGATCATTTCGCCGGCCGGGTGGAGATGCAGCCGGGTGTCGACCAGCTCCGGCATTTTTTCGAGCATCGTGGTCACGAGGTCGCGGCGGATCAGGGTGCAGCCCATGCCGACGCCCTCGACCAGCATGAAGTTGCCGCGCCGTTCGGTCGTCGCCGCGCCGGTCCCTGATCCTGCCCACGACAGCGGCGTCTTGCGCTGGGCATAGATGGTGCCGACCAGGGGCTCGTCGAACAGCAGCATGTCGAGCACGAGGTCGGCCTGGAACCCCATGTCGGCGTCGACGAACAGCAGATGGCTGCAATCCGGCATGGTGTCGTACCAGATGGTCATCGCCATGTTGCGCAATTCGGCGATGTCGGGAAACGACAGCGTCGAGATGCCGCCGCCGATGCCCTTGGCCGCGAACTGCTGCTGCAATGCGTGCGTGGTCAAAAAGGTCGTGGCCGTGATCTGCTGACCGAATGCGGGAACGAAGACAAACACGCTATGAGCCATACTCACTTCTCCTTCAGGCGTTGGACGCGGCGAAGCTGCGCAACATCACCGGCGCGGTTTGCACCGTGTCGGGAATCTTGCACCAGAAGGCGTCCGTCGCTTCTTTCGACTGTTTGACCGCATCGTTGAGCAGCATCCCGTAATCGCGCGGGATATCGAAGTCGAGCGGGCTTTGCCGGTGCACGGCGTTGATGCGATCGGTCCACAGATAGTATGTGTTCCAGTAGCGCGGGAACAATCGCAGCGCCGCCGTCGTGTCGTCCAAATTGAGATACTCGATCAGCGGGTATTTCGAGACGAACCGGAGTTCGTTGCGGTGGACCCAGACGATGAAGCGATGGTGGTGATAGCCGCGGTAGGGCGGCGATCCGCCATCCACCCCGCGGCCGATCTCGGCGAGCGGCGAAGGCGTCTCGATGTACCCGGCCCGGCCCACCCGCGACATTTCCGCGATCAGGCCGAACGGGTTCCACATGTCCTCGAGCGTGTGGCGGCAGTAGATGAAATCGAAACTCTTGTCCTCGAACGGCAGCGGCTCGCGCCCGAGATCGCATTTGACGATGGTCTTCACTCCCGCGACATCGACGAAATCGACCGACACGTCGGCGCGCGCGAACGGGGCATGGCCGGGGCCGACATCGAGCACCTTGGCGTCGGGCGGAATTTCCTGGGTCAGCCAGTCGAGGAGCTGCGGGTTGGGCGCCCAGTGTTTCTTGTCGGAATTGGTGAGGGTCATACGGCCAGCATGTAGTCGCTTTCGTTTGTGATAGCGGAATATGATTGCCACGATGGCGCGCCGGCCATGTTGGCGACGATGGCGCGCGCCATCTTGAATACATCTGCGTCGGTAGCATCCCCCTTCATTCTATTCGCGGCATGGCACACAAGCCGCACGTTCTTTCGCGTGTAGCCGAGCGTCGAATCGATCCGGTCAATCGACATTGACGTGGGAATTATTTTTCCCTTCATCCATGTCATTTGTAGGCCAGACAAGGCGCATCTGCCTCGCTGCGTTCGATATAGCTCCATCAACTCTTGATGGGTTACGGCGTTTTCAGTAGGTCGGCGCTTGAGGGCTCGATACAGACTGAAACTAAGATTAAACCCGGGCGAAGCCGAAGCCCGCCGTCGATAGCTTTCCTGACCTTTGGGCGATTTTCGCGCCGCGTTTTGGCGATCTCTGATCCCTGGTTGGGCGAAATAGACCCTAAGGCGCTGTTTTACTTCCGGTCGACGGCGATGTTCCACCATCTGGGCGTTCGTACACGTTTTGCATTTCCCGCGGCGGCCGTCCCTGCATGCCGGAGCGGGGTGAAATTGGTCAAGCGGCTTGATTTGGCCACAGCCCTTGCAGGTTTTCATTACAGGAACCCCATGTCTGGCGGTGGAGGAGACGTGGGGAATTGTACCTCGCCTTTCGTATATTTGTACAGCCACTCGTTCGTTTTTGTCTGTAGACAATTCGGCCCGCAGCGCTGGCGTGGATCGAAATGCTCGCTTGCGAGATAGTCCATCACCTCGCGGTAGCGATCCGACGCCCAAATGTCCCGCCAACGCGCGGTCGTGATGTTGCCGATGTGAAACGCTTGGTACTTCGAATTAAAGAGGAATCCGCAGGGAGCTATAAGTCCGGAACCGGACATCTGAATGATGAACGGCGGCCCGAAGCATCGCGAGTAGTTGCGTTTCCCCTCGTCTTGCAGGCGCGACCACTTCACCGCCACACGGAATTCGTCATCCCCCATTGCTTCGGCTTCTTTGAACGTATCGTGCAGCGAATCGTATTTGGTATAATCGATGCCGAGGTCGCCGGCTTTATTGTCCGCACAATGTTTGTAGATGAGATACGATGGCCGAAGCTGTTTCGCCAGCCGCGCCAACGGTAGAATCTGGTCCGCGAATTCCGGGGAAGTAACCATCTGCATGTTGACGCTCACTGGCAGATTGTCCCGTCGCTTGATCTCCATTGCATCCTTGATGTTTTGGACGACCTGCTCGAACCATCCGTCCTTGACCCCCATGATCTCCTTGTAGCGCTGGGGTTCGCCGGCCGAGAAATTGAACCGAAGGTAGGAGACGTGGGGAAGGATTCGCTCAAGCAGCGACTTGCGCAAGACGTGACCATTGGAACTGATGCCGATGGCAATGCCGTGCTTGCCGGCATGTTCGATGCTCTCGGCGTACCACTTGACGCCCGTGCTTTCGCCATCGCTGATCAGGCTGACGCCCTTGACGCCGATTTCCGCGAAGTCATCGAGGAAGTCAAAGGCATTTTGTTTCGTGATGACTGACCCTTCATTTGCTTGGAGGGTCGCATAGCAAAACGAGCAGGCGTAGGAGCATCGGCGCGTCCACGCGACATCCATCGTAATCGGCGCAATGCGCTCTCCGCGTTGCCATGCCTCGACGCGGTCGCGCCACCAGCCGACCTTGCTGCCGTCCAGGACGAGATCGTGAACGGACGAACCCGTGACGACATGATTGATGAATTCGGGAAGCGGGCTCGTCATCCCATCGCCTCTCCCGCCCGCGCGTGGCCGTCGGCGCGGCGCTTGTATGAAATCCGCAACTCGAACTCCCGCACCGCCGCGAGCGCGCAGCGGGCCTCGCCGACGAACTCGGTCCACGTGGCGTCGGGATTAAATTTCGCGAACGCCGCCAGCTTGCGCGCGACGTGCTCGGTGATGCCGTCGATGTGTTCGGGCATGGTGTCAGGCATCGTCGAAAAGTTGATCTGGGATGAAGCCGGGGCATGTCATCAAG